ACATTATGGCTACATTTTATACAGATTCAACAAATTTTAACTCACTGCAAATAACAGGTAGTACATCTGATGCTCCTGCTTCTAACATATTTTCAGTTTCAAGTGATAGAGCAGGAATATTTTTAGTTAATAATACAGGAACTGTAAGTATAACAGGCTCATTAAATGTATCAGGAAGTATAACAGGATCTTTACTTGGAACAGCATCATTTGCTACAAGTGCATCTCAAGCTCAAACAGCTTCATTTGTAAATACTTTAAACCAAAACATAATAATATCAGGTTCAGCGACAATAGGATCTACTACATCAGGAGCAAGTGAAAATACATTAACTTTAGGAGCTCGTGATACAACATCAGAAGGAGGTCAATTAGGATTAAATGCTCCTGGAGGATCATACATTTCTGCTTCGTTTATTGATCTTTATCAAAACAGATTAAGAATATTAAAAGGTACAAATGTTACTAGTACTGGCGAGGTTGCTGCTTGGAACATGCATACCTTACAAATGTCACTACCTGCTTATACATCTGCTACTTCATTTGCAGGAACATCATCTGCTGAGTTAGCAGTTGATTCTAGCGGAAATATCATAACAACACCTAAGTTATATAGAATAGTAAACAATACTGATAGTGCAGTAATAAGTAGTTCAACAGCGTTAACACTAGTATACTCACAACTAATCCCAGCAAATATTTTTGCGGCTGGTGATATTGTTCGACTTAGTTATAGAGGACAGAAAACAAATTTTAATGGAGGTAACTCATGTTTTATTTATATAAACACAAGCAGTACTGTATCAGGGGCAACATTATTAGGTACTTGGGCAACAACTGCAAATCCTAGGATGGAACAGATGGATAGAAAGTTATATATAAAAAATGTAACAACAAATACTGAGATGTATAATGTTACTGCTCCTTCAGCAGGTGAATACACAAATACTGCTACATCAGCCTTTACAAACATTGCCATAAACTGGACTATAGACCAATATATAATTTTTGCAAATACATTAGCAAGTGCCCTTGACACCTTTAAAGGATCAAGCTATGAAGTAGAAAGAATACGAACAACATGATAATAAACAACAACATAATAACAGCAGTAAGATTAGAAGAATGGAATAATGAAGCTTGTGTAAAAATAAGTGAAACCCAATGCCATCTATCTACAGACACCCGCATTATAGTAATAGACACTACAATGGATTATAACGGAAGTAAATTTAATAATGCTGATGAAATAATAGCATATGTAAATCAAAATACGTAATTTTAATACAATTAGTAATATTTATAATAAAATACAAAATGGAAACAAAAGTTTTAACACAAGAAGAGTTGCAACAAATTAAAGACGTCAGACAAGAAAAATCAATTCTGGTTGAACAATTCGGTCTTATAGAATACAGCATACAAGATCTAGAACAACAAAAACAACTACTCAATTCATCTTTATCTAACCTAAAACAGAAAGAAATTGAGTTAGGAAAAACACTACAAGAAAAATATGGTGATGGTACCATAAATGTAGAGAAAGGAGAATTTACAAGCTCTCTTTAGGTTTTTGATCATCTCCATAATATTTATAATAAAACATAAATTATAAAGAAATGGCAGAAACTTTAATATCCCCTGGTGTACTCGCTCGAGAAAACGACCAATCATTTATTTCCCAAGGCCCAATCACAGTTGGAGCCGCGATCATTGGACCTACAGTAAAAGGTCCATATGAAATCCCTACTGTTGTAACATCATATAGTGATTATCAAGCAAAATTTGGTACTACTTTTAATAGTGGTGGACAAGCTTATACTTACTTTACTTCAATAGCAGCTTACAACTATTTTAACAATGGTGGTGAAACATTATTAGTAGCTAGAGTAGCAAGTGGTACTTTTACAGCAGCTTCAAGCTCAGCAATGTACGGTAATACAGGTAGTGTTACAACCGCTTCTGTAACTATGAGTACTGCTGATTTAGCACCATTTGTTAATCCAAACACTGGTTCATTTATTGTAAACGGTATAACTATAGCTATTACTGGAAGTCCAACAACACCTCCTAATAATGATACTACAATATTTGTAGCATCTGGATCATCATCACCAAATACAATTAATAATATTGTAGCGGCTTTTAACTTTAGCGCTTCAATATCACCTTACTCTACAGTACTTCAGAGTATTACAGCATCCGTTTCTAGTTCAACTGGATTATTTTTTAATGCTAAAAATACAATACCAGGATATAATGGAAATTTATTCTATATAACATCAGGTTCAACAACAACTTTCTTCTCAGGAGGTACTAGTTTACAAGCATTATCTTTAGAGACATTATCTGAAGGAACAATTATGAATAATACTGGAGCTGGAACATCAGGAGCTTTAGTTAGTGGTTCAGTAAATAATGTAAGATGGCAAACATTAAATAGAAATGAATCAACAGGTACATTTGATTTATTAGTTCGTCGAGGTGATGATACATCTTTACAACCTATTGTTTTAGAAACATGGACTAACTTATCACTTGACCCTTTTGCTCCAAATTATGTAGCAGCTGTACTTGGTGATTATGTTACAAATTACAATCCTAACACTAACCAAATTGAAATATCAGGTTCATATCCTAACAGAAGTGCTTATGTAAGAGTAAAAAGTGTAAACTTACCTACTCCTAATTATTTTGACAATAATGGAACACCAGTATCAACATATACAGCATCACTTCCAATAAACATTAGTGGCACATTTGGCGCAGCTACTGGAGATTTATTTTATGGTGGAGGTGCTAATTATTATAATGCTATCAAAACTGGTGCTGGTAATATTCAAGGTATTAGTGCTAGTAACTACAATAATATGATTTCATTATTAGCTAATCAAGATGATTATAGATTTAATGTATTATTAACTCCTGGTTTAATATCTAATGAAGCTGGTCTAGGAACATCTCAAATAACTACTGCTATAAACAATACTCAAAATAGAGGTGATAGCATATATGTTGTAGATTTAGTACCTTATGGAGCATCATCAATATCAACTGTAACTGCAGCCGCAGCAACAAGAAACACATCATATGCTGCATCATATTGGCCTTGGATTCAAACAATTGATCCAGATACAGGTAAAAATGTTTGGGTACCAGCTTCAACAATGATAGGTGGAGTTTATGCTTACAATGATAGTGTATCTGAACCTTGGTTTGCACCAGCTGGTATAAACAGAGGTGGATTAAGTAATGTAATACGTGCTGAGTGGAAATTAACTCAAAATGATAGAGATTCATTATACACTGGTAGAGTTAATCCAATCGCTACTTTCCCTGGACAAGGTGTAGTAGTATATGGTCAAAAGACATTACAAGCAAAAGCATCAGCTCTTGATCGTGTAAATGTTCGTCGTTTATTGATTGCTCTTAAATCATATATTTCTCAAGTTGCTCAAAACTTGGTGTTTGAACAAAACTCAATTGCAACAAGAAACCAATTCTTAAGTCAAGTAAATCCATACTTAACATCAGTACAACAAAGACAAGGTTTATATGCATTTAGAGTAATAATGGACGATTCAAACAACACACCAGATGTAATCGATAGAAACCAATTAGTAGGTCAAATATATATTCAACCAACTAAAACAGCTGAATTCATATACTTAGACTTCAACATATTACCTACAGGAGCTACATTCCCAGCGTAATAAAACAACTTAAAATAAGATAAGGTACCTTTGGGTACCTTACTTTTTTTCACATATGTATGAATGATCCAAATGAAATATTTATATGAAAAAATGTAGTAAATGTAATAATAAAAAAGATTTTAATAGTTTTTATAAGAAAAAAATAGCTAGTGATGGTTATAATAACATTTGCATAGAATGTAGGAAAGAATATAATAAACAAAAAAAAGTAGATATCCAAACTTATTATTTAGAAAATAAAGAACAACATCAAAATAATAGTAAAAAATATTATCAAAATAATAAAGAAAAACATAATTTAAAAAGTATAAATTGGCAAAAAACCAATCCTGAGGCAACAAAACAATCATATAAAAAATGGAGTTATAATAATAGAGAATATTTTAAAAAATGGAGAAATAATAAGTATAATACTGATTTAAATTTTAGATTAAGAATAATACTAGGTAATAGATTAAATGAATGTCTAAAAAAATCCAAAACAAATAAAAATTCTAACATAATATCTTTGTTAGGTTGTACATTAGAAGAATGTAAATTACATTTAGAAAAACAATTTGCACCAGAAATGAATTGGGGAAACCATGGAGAAATTTGGGAAATAGATCACATAAAACCATGTGCCTCCTTTGATTTGACATGTATTAATCAACAAAAAGAATGTTTTCATTTTTCTAATTTGCAATCTCTTTTCAAAACAACAAAAATAGCAGAAAATTTTGGTTATATAAATGAAATAGGAAACAGAAATAAATCTTCAAATCTAGATTAATTTTTCTTTTATTTCATATATGTATCAACGATAAATAAATAAATCTCTAAATAAACTAAATAAATAAAACATGGCAGTACTTGACCCGAACGAAATCTTCTTTACAGCTTTTGAACCGAAACAGCAAAACCGCTTCATAATGTATATTGATGGTATACCTTCATATATTGTTAAAGGAGTAGGCGCAGTAACTTTAACCCAAGACACAATAGCTCTTAATCACATAAACGTACAACGTTTTGTAAAAGGAAAATCAAAATGGGGTACAATAAACTTTACATTATTTGATCCTATCACTCCTTCTGGTGCTCAAGCAGTAATGGAATGGGTACGTTTACATCACGAATCTGTAACAGGTAGAGATGGTTATTCTGACTTTTATAAGAAAGATTTAACACTTGATATCTTAGGACCTGTTGGTGATATTGTAAGTGAGTGGGTATTAAAAGGATGTATTATTACTGAAGCTAACTTTGGTGAGTACAGTTGGGATAACGAATCAGCAGCTCAAAACCTTACAATGACTGTTCAACCAGATTATTGTGTATTGAACTTCTAAAATTATATTTTATATAATAAACCAAACCAACCTATAAAGAATACCCACAGAAATGTGGGTATTTATATTTCCTTTCGTATATTTATAACAAATAATAAAACAAAATGGCAAAACAGATATTAAGTGAAGAATTTCGCAAAATGCAAAAACTAGCTGGTATAAAATTGAATGAAAACTCTTCAAACTCAATAATTTATGAAGAAGAGGATTATACTTTTGTAGATTTTAAATCATCACCAGATAAATATCCATATAATGATGTGTTAAATATGATTAAATCATTAAACGATAAAGATATATTAGATGATTTTGAATTAACCTTCAAAATAGGTAATGAACCAGTCTATAAAGATGCTTATGAAGAATTTATTAATGATCGTACATGGTGGGATGATGAAATTAAAAAATCATATCTAAGTAAGTGGATTGAATTAGGAAAGGAAAAATAGAATTAATATAAATAATACCCACAGAAATGTGGGTATTTCCCTTTCCCTCATATATTTATATACAACAATAACGTTATATTAAAATACAATTTATGGAAGAAAACAAGTTCCCAACAGAAACAGTAGAATTACCCTCAAAAGGCGTAGTATACCCACCAGATCATCCTTTACGTAGTGGTAAAGTAGAAATGAAATACATGACCGCTAAAGAAGAAGACATTTTAACAAACCAAAATTACATTAAAAAAGGTATTGTGTTAGATAAACTTCTAGAATCACTAACCATGGGTAAATTTGACATTAAAGAATTAGTAACGGGCGATAAAAACGCGTTACTTATATCTTCACGCATCTTGGGTTATGGTAAAGACTATACGTTTTCTTATGATGGTACTGAGTATACTGTGGATTTAACTAAGTTAGAAAATAAGCCATTTGACGAAACTAAAGTAACACCTAGAGGTACATTTACATTTACTTTACCAGCAACTGGTACTAAAGTAGAATTTAAACTCTTAAATGATAAGGACAATGAAACAATTGACCAAGAAAATGAGAGTATGAAAAAATTCAATAAAGACTCATCATCAGAAGTAACAATTCGTTTAAAACATCAGATTGTATCAGTAGAAGGAGACAACGACAAAAATAGCATCCGTATGTTTGTAGAACAAATGCTAGCGCAAGACTCAAGAGCATTACGTAAATATATCAAAGATATGTCTCCAGATGTTAATTTATCTACTAATATGAAAATAAATGATGTTGAGGAGAGCATAGACATTCCAATTAGTCTTAGCTTTTTTTGGCCTGACCTCTGATATAGCTCCACAACATAGAATGAACATATTTACCCAAATTCATGAAATAACGTTTCATGGAAATGGTGGATATGATTATAATACAATCTACAATATGCCTATATGGTTACGTAATTTTACGTTTAATAAAATTAAGGAATGGTATGAAAAATCTAAACCTAAAGATGTAGATGACAGTTGGACAAACGGTGGAGCTAAAGCTGAAGCCGCTAAAAATAAAAAAGTAAAACCACCAGGGTATGTAACGAAGGCATCACGTAAAAAGTGATGTCTTCTCATATTTATCACATATACAATATATTATTATGGCAGTAAAAAAAGATGTAGAAAAAGAAATTAAAGACTTAGCCTCCGTAGCAGAAGTAGCTTTTAAAAATATATCTAAAAGTATAAATGATATATTTGCTGATGCTCTTTCCTCAGGAGATAAAGTTGTATCATCGTTATTAAAAGATATGCAGCGAAATGTTAATTCATTAGCTAAAGAATCAAATAACCTAATAATAAATCAGTCTAGAATTACTAAAGGTTTAATCACATCTAAAGATATATCTAAACAGCTATTAAACAATGAGGATAAATTATATATATTAGAAAAACAAAGACTTTCTACAATAAAATCCATAGAGGATGAAACTGATAAATTAATAACCAGCAGTGAATTCCTTAAAATGAACAGTGATCAACAAGACGAAGCACTTGAGGAACAAAAAAAGAAAATAGAAAATATAAATGAGCAATATGTCAAGGCCATAGATTATAATAAAATATTAGTAGATGAACTAAAAGAACAAGCTGAACAAACAAAACTTATTGAAAAAAGAACAGGAATTACTGCTAAAGTATTGATGGGTTTAAAGAAAATTCCAATCCTTGGAGATATTTTAAATATTGATAAAGGTTTAGAAAATATGAGAGCTAAAGCCCTTGAAACAGGTAATGTGTTTAAATTATTAGGGGCTGGTATTAAAGGAGCATTTGAAGGAATAGAAAAAGCATCTGTGATATTAGGATTAGTAGCGGCTGCTAAAAAAATATTTGATTTTATTAAGGGAGCTATGCTAGCTGCCAGTGCACAAACAGCAGAATTCCGTAGAAACATGGGATTAACAATTGAAGAGGCAGAAGAAGTCAGACAACGTACTTTTGAAATTTCTCGTAACTCTAGTCTTTACGCTGACACTCAAGGGGCAATATTAATAAATCAATCCCAAATATTAAAATCACAAAATGAAATAAATAATGCTTTAGAAACACAAATAGATTTTACTCAAGATTTAGGAGAAGCAGGCAAAGCAATGTTAGTTCAAGATGCTATATTAAGAGATAACCTTCAATTAGATGAAGAAACTAGAAATAATATATTTTTAATATCTTTACGAACTGGGGAAGAACAAGAAAAAATAGCTAAAAATACTTTAGCAAGTGTAACAGCTGTTGGGTTACAAAAGAATATAATGTTAGATAATAATAAAATATTATCAAAAGCAGCAAAAACAACAGGAGAATTAAGATCATCGTTTCGTGGAAATGTAGAGGAAATAGCTAAAGGTATAGCTAAGTTAAAATTAATGGGTTTAACATTAGAAGACACTAAAAAAGTAGCAGGAGGTTTACTTAATTTTGAAGAATCAATATCAGCTGAATTAGAAGCAGAATTACTTACTGGTAAAGATTTAAATCTTGAAAGAGCAAGAGCTTATGCCCTTAATAGAGATTACGTTAATTTAGGTAAAGAGTTAATTAGACAAGGATTAACATCTAATGAACTTGCTAACATGAATAGTCTCCAACTTGAAGCTCAAGCAGCTATATTTAGCATGAATGGAGATGAGTTAACAGATATGGTTTATAAGCAAGAAGAGTTCAATGCTTTAGTTAATAGAGCCGCCAGTATGGGTAAAAGTATACAGAATGTTGAAAAGAAAAGCTTACAAGAAATATATGATGACCTAAAAAAACAACAAGCTAGTGAGGAAGAAATAAAAAAGACATTAGGAGATAGATTATATGCCCAAAAATTAGCAGAAGATGCTCAAACTAAATATAATAAAGTGTTAGAACAAGCTCAAGAAACATTCTCACGTTTTGTTAATAGTAAATCTTTAGATAAATTTGCTGATTTTTTAACTAAATTCGTAAACTCAGTAAATATAAAAGGATTAGGAAGAACATTAT